GACGGAAGTGGCTAAAGAACCACGACAAGCCGATCGTCATGCCCAGGTCTGATCCAGACTATCCGACGTCGCTGACGTTTCCCCTCAGACTGACCATCGAGAAGACGAACTCCTGCTACTTCTCCACGGGCATGTCGTATATGTTCGCGTGGGCGTATGTCTGCGACGTCAGGAGACTTCGCCTGTTCGGGTGCGACTTCAGTTACGACCGAGACACCAACACCCACGACGAGCAGGGTCGTGCCTGCTCTGAGTACTGGGTGGGAAGACTGATCGAGAAGGGGACGCGAGTCGAAGTGACCACCAACACCCACTTCCTCGACATGCAGACTAGGGCACGAGGCATAATCTATGGCTATCACGAGCCAGTAGAGTTTGACCACCCGATCGAGGGGGGACAAGGGATCTTCGTCGGACCCGACTATGCTGATAAGTGAGGAATACAGACAGGCCGGTGCTGAGCTGCACGCGAGAGACGTAGACTATGGAAACGGCAAGCCATGGCTGAGGACGCGCGTCCTTCAGCTCGCCGCCGCCGCAAGGGCGAAGACTATCCTAGACTACGGTGCCGGCAAGGGAACTCTTGCCGCTTCGTTAGAACCGATGATGAAGATCCAGTCGTACGACCCGTGCGTGCCGGGCATCGACTCTCTACCGGAGCCCGCCGACCTCGTGGTGTCCTGCTGCGTGCTAGAGCACGTCGAACCAGAGTGTCTCGACGCAGTCCTCGACGACATGCGGCGCTGTACTCTGAAGGCGGCGTTTATCGTGGTGACGTCAGTACCGTCGTCGAAGTTTCTTAACGACGGTAGGAACGCCCACCTGATCATCGAACCGATGGACTGGTGGCTGCCGAAGATAATGCAGAGATGGAAGTTAAACGGCGCGATGCTCATCGACACCGGATTCAAGTGCACGGTGACTCCTAAGGAACAGTACTCATGAAGATAAAAGTAGTCGGAGCGGGCTCGGTAGGAAACCACCTGTCTAACGCGGCGCGTCAACTCGGCTGGTCGGTCGACATGGTCGACACAGACCCCGAGGCGCTGGAGCGTACCCGAACGCAGATCTATCCGTCCAGGTACGGAAAGTGGTACGAGGGCATCGACCTCTTCTTGAAGGGGCGAGAGCCGTTCGGGGGATACGGGATCATCTGCATCGGTACGCCTCCTGATACCCACGTCGAGCTGGCGCAGGACGCGCTACTGGAGAGACCGAACGCGATCCTCATAGAGAAACCCCTCTGCTGTCCAGACCTGGTCGGCATGGACGAACTCTTAGAAGATGCAGACGAGGCGAGGATACCGGTCTTCGTCGGGTACGATCACCTAGTCAGTCCAATGGTAGACAAGGTCGTCGACGTCGTCATGGGAGGACTCATCGGTGACGTCGTTACGATCGACGTCGAGTTCCGAGAGCACTGGGGCGGCATACTCAGAGCACACCCCTGGTTGTCTGGACCGCACGACAGCTACCTCGGTTTTTCTGAGCGAGGCGGCGGAGCCTCGGGCGAGCACTCCCACGCCCTCAGCATGTGGCAGCACCTTGCGCACGCGGCGGGTGCAGGAATAATAACTATGGTCAGTGCGATGATGAAGTTCGTCGATGACTACGACCAGGTCTGTGCGATGAACCTCGTTACTGAGAACGGACTGATGGGGCGGTGCGTGCAGGACGTAGTCACGGACCCTCCGAGGAAGTGGGCGAGGATACAGGGGACGGACGGGTTCGTCGAGTGGCACGGCAGCGCGACTGCCGAACGGATCGTTGGAAGGTACGTCGGGGGACACGAGTTCGACAGGACGGTAGAGAAGACGCGCGCGGACGACTTCGTCCGGGAACTGACGCACGTCGCGCGGCTGCCGATCCTCTCGCCGATCTCGCTGGGGCGCGGCGCCCACGCGATGCGCGTCCTCGCCGCCGCGCACCACTCAGCAAAGACAGGCAATAGAATTGAGGGCGTGCTATGAAGAAGTTTGACTTTCGTGACCTGTTCGTCCTCGACCTCGCCAACAACCATCAGGGCAGTGCGGTGCACGGAATCGCCATCATCTCGCGTTGCGCAGAGGTGGTCGCCCGGCACGGCGTGCGCGCCGCTATAAAGTTCCAGTTTAGAGACCTCGATACGTTCGTGCACAAAGATGCTGACAGATCGAACAAGCACGTGGCGCGGTTTCTCCAGACGCGCCTGTCGTGGGAGGACTACCTGGCGCTCCTGTACGTCGTCAAGCAGCGCGGACTCGTCTCCATGTGTACCCCGTTCGACGAGGCGTCGGTAGACAAGATCGTGGAGATGGGGTTCGACGTAATCAAGATCGCGAGTTGCTCTGCGAACGACTGGCCGCTGGTCGAGAAGGCGGCATCTACCGGACTGCCGATGATCGTCTCTACCGGGGGACTGTCCTTGGACCAGATAGACGACGTGGTCTCTATGCTGGAGCACCGCGGGGTCGACTTCGCCCTGATGCACTGCGTCTCGATCTATCCGACGCCCGGCGAGATGTTCAACCTGAAGAACATCGCGACCCTGCGCGCCAGGTACCCCGGACGGGTGATCGGGTGGTCGACTCACGAGTATCCGACAGACGTTACTCCGGTAGGACTGGCACTCGCCCTCGGTGCAGAGATGTTCGAGAAGCACGTCGGTCTGTCTTCTCTCTCGATCGTCGTCAACTCCTATTCTGCGTCGCCGGAACAGGTAAGTGACTGGATCTACGCCTGGAAGAACGCACGGATGCTACTAGGTTCGGCAGATCGTCAGGTACTGCCGGCGGAACTCAGGGAGATAGATCGACTGCGAAGGGGCATCTTTGCAAGTCGTCCTATCTCGGCTGGAATGGAACTGACTTCTGAAGATGTCTACTTTGCGTTCCCGTACGAGTACGGCGGACTGTCGAACGCCGAGTGGAAGTCAGGGATCATTGCTACGGACTACCTACCGATGGACGCACCAGTGCTGAAGTCTTCAGTAAGAGTACCGGAGGACTCCGACGCAAAGATACTCAAGGACGCGACGCACGAGGTCAAGTCCCTGCTCAACCAGGCGGGCGTGACACTCACTTCTGACTTCACCGTCGAGTACTCGCACCACTACGGAGTCAAGAACTTCCGAGAGGTGGGCGCGGTGCTGATCAACGTGGTCAACCGTCTGTACTGCAAGAAGGTGCTGGTGCAACTACCGGGGCAGCACCATCCCCGGCACTTCCACAAGTTGAAGGAGGAGACCTTCCTAGTGCTCCACGGCACCCTGCACGTCGAGGTCGAGAACAGAGTCAGGGTACTGAATCCAGGAGACACCGTCCTGATACTTCCAGGCGTGTGGCACCGGTTCTGGTCTAACACCGGGTGCGTGTTCGAAGAGATCTCGACGACGCACTTCGGTCACGACTCTGTCTACGCTGACCAGAATATCAACGAGAACCCCTACCGCAAGACTACGGTCGACCACTGGGGGAGGTTCCAACTGTGATCAGGGACCGCAGGGTACTCGCCGTAGTTCCGGCGCGGGGAGGATCGAAGGGCATCCATCTCAAGAACCTCCGGAGGGTCAACGGGAAGACGCTGATCCAGCACGTCGGCGAGGTCGTTGCTAAGGTGCTAGGGATCAGTCGCGCCGTAGTATCTACCGACCACCCGTACATAGTACGTGCTGCCTTCGCGGCAGGACTAGACGTACCGTTCATGCGACCGGAGAGACTCTCGGGCGACTGCGTGAGTGACTTCGAGGTGCTAATCCATGCACTGGAGACTATGGAGGACATCGATAAGCGTCTGTTCGACGTCGTCGTGATGCTCCAGCCAACCTCGCCCCTGCGCAGACCGGAGCACGTTTCGGCTACCATCGACATGCTGATCGACGGTGGCTGGGACTCAGTATGGACGGTGTCGCCGACCGACAGCAAGATGCACCCCATGAAGCAACTGACCGTGTCCGACGGCAGGCTGGACTACTACGGTCCTGGAGGAGCAGGGATAATAGCACGACAGCAGCTCGAACCGGTATACCATCGGAACGGGATCGCATACGCAGTGACTCGCGAGTGTCTGCTGGAACAGCAGTCGACGATGGGCAGGCGAGCGGGAGCACTGGTCATGGATGGAGAGTATCCATCTATCGATACCGAGTGGGACATCTCGCTGGTCGAGTTCGTTAGTAGAGGTCGGGATAAATAGTCGGGGAGAACCGACATGGCCGTGCCTACCAACAGATCTGAGTTCAAGGAAGTCTGCCTGCGAGCGCTGGGCAAGCCGGTAATTCGGATCAACCTCGAAGACGACCAGATCGAGGACAGGATCGACTTCGCACTCAAGATGGCGACAGACTACCACTTCGACTTCGCCGAGAAGACGTTCTTCAAGTACAAGATCGAGAAGAACAACAAGCCCGAGCGGATCTACAGAGTGAACGTGGCCGAGGGCGGCACCCTCTACCAGAACACCGACACCGTGACCGTTAGTTCTAACAGCGGTTCAAACGCTGCGATCTCGATCCAGACGTGCGCGAACGGTACCATCCAGACCGCCGTAGTCGTCGAGGCGGGGGACGGTTACTCTACCACACCCATCCTCACGATCGATACCAGCACCGGTTCCGGCGGTTCGATAACAGCAGACCTCGGCGGGTGGGTGCCGATGCCGGAGAACGTGCTCGGGGTCATCCACGTCTATCCGGTCGGAGGCGCCTTCGGACTCGGAGACATGTTCAACATCCGGTACCAGATCGCCCTCAACGACCTCTACACCCTCACGTCGGTGAGTCTCGTTCCGTACTACATGGCGATGACCCACATCGCGCAGCTACAGGAACTCCTGGTCGGTCAGATGCCGCTCCGGTACAACCGCTATATGAACCGCCTGTACATCGACATGGACTGGTCGACCGCGCCCGACGACGTCTACCTAGTCGCGGAGGCGTACCAGGTGATCGACCCGTCCCTGTACCCGAGGATCTGGAGCGATCAATGGTTACAACGATATGCTACTGCGCAGATCAAGCGCGTCTGGGGAAGCGTCCTCAAGAAGTACAAGAACATGGCGATGCCGGGGGGCGTCATGTTCTCGGCGCAGGAGATATACGACGAGGCGGTCGGAGAAATTACCGAGCTAGAACACGAACTCATCTACAGTTACTCGCTGCCCGTGACCGACATGATCGGATAAGTTCATGAGTGAAGGATTCGTATATTGTTGGACTGATAAGGCAACGAACAAACTCTATGTTGGTGCACACGCAGGCACCGAAGACGACGGTTATATCTGTTCGAGCAAACTGATGTTAAAGGAATACTACCAACGTCCGTTCGATTTCAGTCGCCAGATAATTGCTCATGGCACCTGGAAGGAGAGGCTAAAATTTGAGACGGTGCTTCTAAAGTCTGCTAATGCCGCTCGTGATCCGATGTTCTATAACATGCACAATGGTGATGGAAAGTTCTATAATGAAGCAGGTTCTCCAGGATCACCTCGACCATTCCTTGCCGATCCTGAGTGGCGTAAAAAATATATGACTAAGGAGTCTAGAAAAAGAGCATCTGAGACTCGTAGAAAAAATGGTTGGAGAGGACCATTAGGAAATAAATGGTCGAATGAAGCACGACAGGCAATCAGCAAGTATCACCAAAATCGTCCAAAAGAACACCAAGCAAATCTAACAACAGCAATAAAGAAGTCTCAATCTGAAAACCCAACTCGCGCGATGTCCTGGCAAATTGAACAAGGTACCAACATTATCACGATAAAGAACCTGAAGAAGTTTTGTCGTGAGAATGACATCCCGTATCTAAAGTTCTACGGCGGCAAGGAAATCAACGGTTACCGTTTACGGAAGATCTAATGAAATCGGTTTTTTTTTCCAACTATGATAATGATGGTGAACAGCAGTTGCTCCATGACTTGGTCGAGGAGTCGATCAACATTTATGGAAACGAGGTGCAATACTTACCAAGGCGCCGTGGGAATTTTGATAAACTGTTAGGCGCGGATGATGTTTCTTCATTCGACACTGCTTACCAAATTCCCATGTATATTGTCTCCTTTGAAGGTTTTCAAGGTGATCAAGTCTTTTTATCTCGCTTCGGTCTGGAGATACGCGACCGCGTGATCTTCCAGGTGGCGAGACGGACGTTCGAGAACGAGGTCGTCGCAAACGAGGACTTCGTTCGACCGCGTGAGGGCGACCTGATCTACTTCCCTCTGAACAAGAAGTGCTTCCAGATCATGTTCGTCGACTACCTGCCTGTGTTCTATCCGATGGGCACCCTGCCGTCGTACAAGTTGATCTGCGAACTGTTCGAGTACTCCAACGAGACGTTCAAGACCGGCATCGAAGAGATCGACAGCATCCAGAAGAACCTCAGCACGGACATACTGACGTACGCCCTCCGCAACGAGAACGGGGACGTGCTGACGAACGAGGACGGACTGCCGATCGTCACTGAGGCATACTCGCAGTCGTCGTCGGTGGCGCAGTCTGACAACCAGGAGCTCCAGGTGCTCGGTGACGACCTGCTCGACTTCTCGGAGCTCAACCCGTTCAACGACTCGCAGGTCTACTAGCATGCTCGGCGAGCCCTACTTCTACAACTCGATAATAAAGAAGAGCGTCTCGGTGTTCGGGACGATCTTCAACGAGATCTTCATCGAGCGCTTCGACGCCGCCGGCAACGAGGTAAAACTCATCAAGGTCCCGATCACCTATGCCGCGAAGGACAAGGTGCTCGCGAGGGTCGACGCAGACCCCGCCCTGACTAAGCAGGCGGCGGTAGTGCTGCCGAGGATGGCGTTCGAGATGCTGTCGATCTCACACGACGGTTCCCGAAAGCTGCCTAGTCTCAATCGCTTCGTCGCCCTCGACCCGACCAACGCCAACAAGATGTATCGTCAGTACGTGCCGGTGCCCATCAACATCGCGTTCGCCCTCTACATATTCGTCAAGAACGCGGAGGACGGAACCAAGATCATCGAGCAGATAATTCCCTGGTTCACGCCTGACTGGACGCCGACGGTGCACCTGATCCCCGAGATGGGCATCACCCTCGATACTCCGATAGTCATCAACCCGAACATCGGACTGGAAGACACGTACACCGGCACGTTCGACAACCGTCGAGCGCTCATCTATACCCTCACGTTCGTGATGAAGACGTTCTCGTTCGGCCCGCACAAGACCAGGGCGATCATCAAGTTCGCGGAGAACCGAGTCTGGGCGCTGGGCGCCGGAGACACGCAGGCGGAGCAGATCACGAACGCTGGACTCGGACAGGACGTCGTCATCCAGCCCGGGCTCATGGCGAACGGCGCGCCGACGAGCAACGCGTCCCTGTCTATCCCCAACTCTGTGATTTTTGCGAACTCAGATTTCGGTTTTATTGTGAATTATGAGAATGATCCTGAATCTAATGCCACACCCATACATACAGGATTGATCTTGGATACAGAATGACAACTAGTAAAAAAATAATATGGCACAATCATCACCTCTGGCCACAGCACGCTATAGGCCCAGCACCTAAGAACAATCTTCTTAGATGCAATGTAGCTATGCACGCATTTATGCACAAATTAGAATATGAGAGGTGGGGTCGATGGCAGGACAATCTTGCTTATGAGGTTCTGTCTGGAATAAAGACTTGTCAGGAGACGGTGCATGAAGCACAAGTTCGGGGCGGCAAGATGCGCGTTGGTCCGCGAGGACCCTATAGAAAAGATAGGCCGCATGGCAACGTGGGAAAAAAGCGTTCACTAGAATATAAACTTAGCCGTACTGGTGAAAAGCGATCTGAAGAAGCTCGTAAAAAAATGTCTGAGTCTGCAAAACGTAGGTCTACACCTGAATATCGCAAGCTGATGTCTGAGCGCGCCAAGCTTTTGTGGACCAATCCTAAATATGCGTGCAATAGTCCAGAGTATCATCAAGCATTAACTGAGCGCTTGAGGAGGAATTGGGCTGATCCTGCTTCTGGATTCAACCGTAGAAAGATGAAGCAAAAATGACAGCAAACAACGTCGGCAACAACGTGATCTCGATCTTCCAGGGGACCAAGCTAGCGCCGTTCATCCCCGGGATGGTCGCGGCAAATACTGCGCCTATACTGCCGACGCCGCCGAGGGTGTCTAAGCCCAACGGCAAGCACGACGACTTCGACTTCGCTCGGGGCAGTCTGATATCGGTCATATCAGACGGTCAGCAGGCGATAGCGGAACTGGCGAACATCGCCGCTCGCTCGCAGCACCCCCGCGCGTACGAGGTCCTCGGCGGACTGATCGACTCCCTAGTCAACGCCAGCACAGAACTGCTGACCCTCCAACAGAAGGACCAGGAGATAAAGCAGGTCGCGAACGGCGGGCCGGAGACGGTAAACAACAACCTGTTCGTCGGTTCGACGACCGAACTGCAGCGCCTGATCACCGAGATGAAGAAGAACAGAGAGCCGACTTAATGTTTGACTCGTCGATAAAAGACTACAAGTCCTACCAGGGCAACAAGCTCCTCAAGCGCTCGGGCGTCAAGATCGAGTGGTCGCCGGAGATGGTCGAGGAGTGGACGCGGTGCTCGGAAGACCCGATCTACTTCATCGAGAAGTACATCAAGGTCATCCACGTCGACCGCGGACTCGTACCTCTGCACCTGTATGACTACCAGAAAGAGATCGTGATGACGGTCGACAAGAACCGCTACACGATCATCTGCACCTCCCGGCAGGCCGGTAAGACCACCGCGATCGTCGGATTTGCGATCTGGTACGCCCTGTTCAACACCGAGAAGTGGGTCGCGATCCTCGCCAACAAGGGATCGACCGCGCGCGAGATCCTGAACCGGATACAGATCGCGTACCAGAACCTGCCGTCCTGGATCCAGTCCGGCGTCAAGGAGTGGAACAAGGGGTCGATAGACTTCGAGAACGGATCTCGGATAGTCGCCGACTCTACCGCGTCCGACGCGATCCGAGGCTGGTCCTTCTCGGTAGTCATCGTCGACGAGGCGGCGCACATCGACAACTGGCCGGAGTTCTCCCTGTCCGTCCTGCCGACGATCTCGTCCGGCGACACTACTAAGTTGATCCTCATCTCTACCCCGTACGGTCTCAACCACTTCCATGAGACGTGGGAGAACGCCAAGAGCGGCAAGAACGAGTACGCGTTCATCGAGGTGCCGTGGCAGAGGGTGCCGGGACGCGGGGAGGACTGGAAGAAGAAGACGCTCGCGATGCTCAACTTCGACATCACGAAGTTTGCTCAAGAGTACGAGAACGAGTTCCAGGGGTCCTCGGGCACCCTGATCGCCGGATGGAAGCTCAAGGAGCTCGGCCGGTGCTTCGAGGTGCCGATCAAGGAGGTCGACTTCCTGAGGATGTACCGCGAACCTATCCGCGGCCACCGCTACGTCATGACCGCCGACGTCTCAGAGGGCAAGGGACTCGACTACTCGACCTTCCACGTGGTCGACGTCACCACGATGCCGTACGTCCAGGCGGCCGTGTTCCGTTCTAACGTCATCACCCCGAACGACTTCGCCGGAGTCATGCACCGTACCGCTAAGTTCTACTACGACCCGACGGTCCTGATCGAGTACGAGTCCCTGGGTCCGCAGGTGGCCGAGACCCTCTACAACGACCTCGAGTACGAGAACCTCCTGTTTACCGGATCGGCAGGAAACATGGGCAAGAAGATCACGAGCAAGGGCGGGGTCGGCGTCGACAAGGGAATCAAGATGTCCCGGACCGTCAAGGGAACCGGCTGCTCTATGCTGAAGTTGCTGATCGAGCAGAACCAGTTGCTGCTGGTGGACCACGCGACCTACGGAGAACTGTCGACGTTCTCCCGAAAGGAGAACGGCAGTTACGAGGCAGAGGACGGCAAGCACGACGACCTGGTGATGTCCCTGGTGGTGTTCGCCTGGTTGTCTAACCAGACGTACTTCAAGGAATTTACCGACATCAACACCCTAGCGCGACTCCGGGACAAGACTGACGAGGACATAGAGAACGAGATGATGCCGTTCGGATTTGTCTTCGACGGCGGGATGGAAGACGAGAACGAGCCGATAAAGACGGTGCCGAGCATGGATGCCTGGATGGCGGACTAAAGATGCCTATCTCATAAATACCTAAGAAAAGACGGATCTATACCCATCCAAGGGGAGACTTGAAACAATGACCACTTTTGCTCTTTCACCGGCAGTCGTCGTAACAGAAGCTGACTTCACTACGATCGTCCCGGCAGTAGCAACTACCGACGCATGCCACGCCGGCGTGTATCGCTGGGGTCCGGTAGACCAAAGGACGCTGGTCGACAGCGAGATCACCCTCAAGAACGAATTTGGTCCTCCGTCTAGCTTCAACCACGAGACTTGGTTCACCGACGCCAGCTTCCTCGCCTACGGCTCGCAGGAGTGGATCGTCCGCGTCGCGAACACCACTTCGCCTACCCCGACGATCACGTTTACGACCAACGACTCAATAGGCAACGTCCTCCACACGACCGCCAACGCCGCAGTCCTGGCCGGACTCAACAGCAGCTTCCAGGTCTTCCGCAGCTCGAACGCCCTCGCGAACATGGCGTCGCTCGTCGTCACGAGCGTGGTCGACGGCAACACCGTTCAGATCTCGGCTAACGTCGGCTTGAGCAAGGGTGCATCCGACGTCAGCTTCAGACTCGACGTCGGTGCCTACAACGCCCTCGCGGTATTCACGAACGGTCAGGTCGACAACGTATCGGCACAGGTAGTCAAGAACACCCAGCACTACGCTGCCAAGTCCGGCACGTTCGACGCCGATGTGGCATACATCGCCAAGTATCCCGGCTCGATGGGCAACAGCCTCCGCATCTCGGTCTGCGACAACGCTGACTCCTACAACGGCGACCTGTTGCTCGCTAACAACACGGTCACCGGTAACGTCGCTGCGACGATCGGTTCCCCAAATATCGTGTTCACCTTCTCTGCTACTACTACGGCAGCGGTAAACACCTTCGCGACCGACGTAATCGCAGACATCGCGGTCGGCGACCTGCTCGAGGTCGGCAACTCGCACATCGGTCGGCAGTACATGAAGGTCGTTTCTGTCGACTCCGTTCCGGTAACCAACAGTACCTCTAACGTCTCCACCTTCAACGTGGTCGGCGACGACCCGTACCGCCTGTCGGTCAACTGGGGTCTGGCCGCTGCCAACAGCGTAGAAGCAGCCGTCAACTCGGTATCTCGCTTCTGGGAGTTCTACAACATGGTCGACACGGCTCCCGGCCAGTCTGACTACGTCGCGAGCTTCGGCAACACTGCCGCGGACGACGAGCTCCACGTCGTGATCGTCGACGACGAGGGCGCCTTCTCTGGCGCGCCCGGAACTGTACTCGAGGTCTATCGCGGCCTGTCTCGTGCGAGCGACGCAAAGGTATCCAGCGGATCCGGTAACTTCTACAAGGACGTCATCAACAAGGCGTCTAGGTACGTGTGGGTCGCCAACGACCGCACGAACGCGGTGTCTAACACTGCTCTGAACGTCACCAGCTCCACGAACACGAAGGCCCTCAACCTCGAGTTCGTATTTGGAACCGACGGTCACAACGAGACCGACGTAGCGGTAGGCGAGCTCTCTCTCGGCTACGACAAGTTCGCCAGCGCAGAAGACATCGACATCTCCCTGGTCCTCCAGGGCAAGCCGAGGGGCGGAGTCGATCCGACCACCGGACGATACAACTTCCAGCTGGCCAACTACATCATCGACAACGTCGTGCAGGCCCGCAAGGACTGCGTCGCGTTCATCTCTCCTGAGCTCAACTGCACCCTCAACAACTACGGTCAAGAGGCGCAGTCTCTTGTCGACTGGCGCAACGCGTCTCGCAGCACGTCCTACGCCGTTCTCGACAGCGGCTACAAGCAGATGTACGACAAGTACAACGACACGTACCGCTTCATTCCGCTGAACGGCGACATCGCCGGTCTGTGCGCGCGCACCGATCAGACGAACGACCCGTGGTGGAGCCCGGCAGGTCTCAACCGTGGCCAGATCAAGAACCTGGTCAACCTGGTGTGGAACCCGCGCAGAGCAGAGCGAGACCTGATCTACAAGAACGGCGTCGACCCGGTAGCTACCTTCCCCGGACAGGGAACAGTGCTGTGGGGCGACAAGACGATGCAGACGAAGCCGAGTGCCTTCGACCGCATCAACGTCCGACGACTGTTCATAGTCCTCGAGAAGGCGATTGCGACCGCTGCCAAGTACTACCTCTTCGAGTTCAACGACCCGTTCACTCGCGCCCAGTTCAAGAACATGGTCATCCCGTACCTCCGTGACGTACAGGGTCGCCGCGGCATAACTGACTTCCTCGTTGTCTGCGACGAGTCCAACAACACCGGACAGGTCATCGACAGCAACTGGTTCGTCGGCGACATCTACATCAAGCCGGAGCGCAGCATCAACTGGATCCAGTTGAACTTCGTGGCAGTCGGTACTGGTGTAGCGTTCTCTGAAATAGTCGGAAAGACTGGCGCCTAGGCGATAAATAAGCCAGTATAACAGACAGGAGAAGACTACCTTGGCATTCGACATCAACAGCTTCAAGCAATTCGGCCTTCCGTTCGGCGGCGCCCGTCCATCTCTGTTTGAAGTCTGGATGACTCCTCCGTCGGCATCGGCTAACCAGGACAAGATTCGGTTCCAGTGCATGGCCGCGCAGCTTCCCGCTGCTACGGTCGGCTCCATCGACGTCCCCTACTTCGGTCGCAAGATCAAGGTGGCGGGCGACAGGACGTTCGCCGACTGGCAGGTGAACATCCTGAACGACGAAGACTTCCCGATCCGCGCGATCATGGAGTCGTGGTCGAACGACATCAACACCCTGGCGAGCAACGTTCGTCTCGGCGCCAACATCGAAGACTACAAGAGCACTGACGCGTTCGTTACTCAGTACTCGAAGAAGGGCGAGGGCTTCCCGCTCCGTCGATACAAGTTCGTTGGGATATACCCAAATAATATCGAAGCCATAAATTTGGATTGGGACCGCACAAACTCCATCGAGACCTTCGCCGTCACCTTCAGTTACGACTACTGGGAAATTGACTCTCAAGAAGGTACTCTCGATATTGTGGACGCTCAAGCCACTAACTAACGCCCCAGCCAACATCTGACGGCTGAGAGGATAAATATGCCATGAACTTCTTCAATGACTCTTGGCATACCAAAACCTACCTCGCGCTTACTCAACGGGCGCGAGGTCGCCTGTTGGGGGTTTATAGTGAAAAGCACCACGTCATTCCTAAGGCCTGTGGTGGCACGAATGACCCATCCAACGTCGTCAAGTTTACTGCGCGAGAACACTTCATCGCACATATGCTACTCACAAAAATAATGGTAAAAAAGAAGCACCAACACCAGATGGCACATGCGCTTTTCTGTATGTGCAACCTCAAGAACAAACATCATCAGCGCCACACACCGACGGCCAGACTCTATGAGTATGCTCGTAAGGCACATTCCAAGGCAATGAGTGAGAGCAGGATGGGTATTCCGCTATCTCCTACTCATCGCCAAGCATGTTTAGATGCTGACCGTTCACACCTCAAGGGACTGCCGCGCTCAGAAGCATTCAAGGCATCTCGTCGTGGGCCCAAACTAAAACTTCGTGGTCCTCGGCCGCATATCCGTGGTAAGAACAGTCCGCACTTCAAGCACTATTGGCTCACGCCGTGGGGTAAGTTTGAGTCACAAGACGAGGCAATAAAGACAGCGCCGTTTGTTCTGACTTCTCTGAAGCATCATTGCATGCGTCCTGATAGACCAGTCCGCCTCTACGGAAGCAGCCGGGAATATATGCAGCAGTTCGCTGGTAAGACCTATCGTGAAGTTGGCTTCGGCTTTGAGGAGGTTGCATAATGGCTCAATTACTTTTTGGCTGGGAGATCATCCGTAAGAAAGAGGTTGAACTCGAACCCGCTTCATTTACTCCTCGAGAAACTGACGACGGCGCGGTAGTCGTCGCCCCCGGCGGCAGTTTTGGAACGTACGTCGACTTAGACGGAACAGTTCGCACCGAGACCGAGCTAGTTTCTCGCTACCGAGAGATGGCGATGGTCCCCGAGTGCGACCTCGCGATCGCAGAGATCGCTAACGAGTCAATCTCCACAGACGAAGAGCACGACCCGGTCTCGATCAACCTCGACGAGCTAGATACCCTGCCTGGCGCCGAGAACGTCAAGGAAGCGATCATCGGCGAGTTCAAGAACATCCTCAAGATGCTCGAGTTCAACACTCGCGCGTACGACCTCTATCGTCAGTGGTACGTAGACGGCAGACTGTACTACCACGTCATCATCGACGAGAAGGACGTCAAGGCCGGCATCAAGGAACTGCGCTACATCGACCCGCGCAAGATCAGGAAGATCCGCGAGGTCGCCCAGCGGCGCATCCTGACCCAACCGGGACAGCCGTCGAACATGAACGCGACGGTCCAGCAGACGCAGAACGAGTACTACGTCTACACCGAGAAGGGCTTCAACACCCAGAACCGACTGAATCCAACGGCAGCAACCGGACTGCGCATAGCGACCGACGCGATCATCAACGTCACCTCCGGTCTCACTGACGTCAACAGGACGATGGTCCTGTCTCACCTCCACAAGGCGATCAAGCCGCTCAATCAACTTAGGACGCTGGAAGACGCGGTAGTCATCTACCGTCTCGCGCGCGCTCCGGAGCGCCGAGTCTGGTTCATCGACGTCGGCAACCTGCCGAAGATGAAGGCGGAGCAGTACGTCCGAGACATCATGGTCAAGCACAAGAACCGCTTGGTCTATGACTCTCAGACCGGCGAGATCCGAGACGACCGCAAGTTCATGACGATGCTCGAGGACTACTGGCTGCCGAGGCGCGAGGGCGGCAAGGGCACAGAAGTCACGACCCTGCCCGCGGGACAGAACCTGGGACAGATGGACGACGTCCTGTACTTCCAGAAGAAGCTCTACGCGGCGATGAACGTGCCGGTCGATCGCATCGACAGCGAGCACAGTCTGTTCGCGGGCAACCAGTCATCTACCATCTCTCGCGAGGAGCTGAAGTTCAACAAGTTCATCACTCGCCTCCGCGTCCGGTTCGCCACCCTGTTCCTGATGGCCCTCGAGCGCCAGCTGATCCTCAAGGGGATCATCACCTACGACGACTGGGTGAAGCTGCGCGACCTGATCAAGTTCAACTTCAACCGCGACAGTCACTTCACCGAGGTAAAGGACAACGAGATCCTCATGGGTCGACTGCAGATCCTCGAGCAGATACAGCCGTACGTCGGCAGTTACTTCTCGTCCGAGTGGGTAAAGCGCAACGTCCTCCGACAGTCAGACGAAGACATCGAGGAGATGGACGCCGAGATGGCGATGGACGACATGTCTAACATGCCTGGCATGGGTCCGGGCGATCCGGGCGCGATGGAGATCGACCCCGCGACAGGACTACCGATAGACCCTAACCAGCCACCGATGCCTCCGGTACCGCCGGGTCAGCAGGTGCAACCAGGACAGCAGCAGCCGATTCCGCAAGAGGCGCCTCCGGGCGAGGCGAATCCGCAAGATGTGCCTGGACAGCCAAAGCCATCGAAGGACAAGCCGTTCACGGCAAAGAAACTGCGAAAGCAGATAAAGGGAGGATAACTCATGGGTGAGACCCCAGATACTCAAGACAATAAATATGGCATGGAAGACCTTCTGCAGCACGGGCTAGAACAGAAGCCCATCGAGTTCAAGCAGGCGTTCAACGACTTGCTCGGTCAGCGTATCGCCGACGCGATCGCGAACAAGCGACTCGACATGTCGATGGCTCTGTTCGCTGACCCTGCTCCCGAGGGCGAGGCAGAGACTCCGGTTAAGGAGCCACTAGAGACAGAAACAGCGGATGAACAAGGAAAGATCGATGACAAAATTACTTAGGCATATTCTTGGTGCCCATAAGGGAACTCCCCAAGACGGTGCTCAGGTCCTCGCTAAGGCCGAGGCTGATCATCCAGCTGAACGCACAGACCTCACGGGCTCCAATGCAGCATCGATCGCGAAAACGGGAACCAAAGTCTATCCAAGAAGTCTCAATCGATTCGGTGCCGAACCGGCAGACCATGAAGATGAGATAGGTGAGGCCTTCGAACCAAAAAAGAAAGAAAAGACTGGTCCTGAGGAGCATGACTCTAAAGGAACATTTGATCGTGATCCTGATTCCTTCAAGAATAAAAAGAAGGAATCTCCAGAAGACCAACGCATAGATATGCAACATCGCGCTGGAAATGCCGAAGCAAATAATAAACGCCGGGTGCCGCCGCATGAGCGTCGGCTTGAACGCGTAGTAAAATTCATTCATCGCTATCGAAAAGAACACGCCTCACGATTAGTTAGTGGAAGTCATGAAGCACGATAAAAACTATCGCAAGATCTATGAAGAGTATTATGGTCCTATACCGCGGGAACCAAATGGTCGCGCCTATGAGATCCATCACAAGGACGGCGATCGCACTAACAATGTACCAGAAAATTTATTGGCTACTACTATCCAAAATCACTTTGACATTCATTGGGAACAGGGTGACTATGCTGCTTGTCTCAGGATAGCAGCACGCATGGAAAAGACTCCGCAGGAATTGTCAGAATTGGTAAGACTAAATGCACTAAAGCGTGTTGCTGATGGAACAAATCCGCTCTGCGGCGGAGAAAATAATAGAAGGCGAATTGAAAATAAAACCCATAACTTCTTAGGCGGAGAGATTAGTCGCAAACACAGCAGGAGACGAGTTGCTGAGAAAACTCATAATCTCTTAGGCGGAAAACAACAACGAAAAATGCTTGCTGATGGCAAACATCCTTCACAAGTTGCGCGGACATGCCCACGCTGTCAAAAAGAAGGTCATGGACCAGGAATGATTCGCTGGCACTTCGACAACTGTAAGAAGGCTGCCTAGATGATCGACTTCAAGACGCACCTTACAGAGGTCTCCAAGAGGAAGCTCGTCGATTACGTCGGCAGTGCAGTTACCTCCCACGGACAAGCACGAAGCGACCTCGTTGGTGAACCCACGGCTAAGGAGCCGTTCAAGAAGGGCGTCAATCGTGCCGTCGGAATCAACATCGCCGCGAGGAAGCTCGGCGGCAAGTATGTTCGAGTTCCGGCGACTGAGGAAGCACAACTGAGTACTTCCAAGCGTGATCTAGTCAAGCAGCACCTCACGCACGATGCCAAGTACCACACCCTCGAACTCGAGGGCAAGGGAAAGACCAAGAAGGCTAAGCAAGAGTACAAGACCTCAATGGGCATCGAGCACAAGATCGACAAGCTGTCAGAGGCCAAGCAATACGCACTCCAGGAGATCGCCGACTACCTGTTTGAGGCCAAGAAGAAGCCGCAGATGGTATCGGTAGCCAGCCTCACGCCAGTGCCGCGGTCGGAAATAAAGACGCGGACTCGCTGGTTCAATAACCCAGAGGGATCCCCGAAGCATCGGGCAGGCATCAAGCGCATGGAACGCAGCGTAGCCAAGGGTCACAAAATCGTCGGTGACTGGCTGAAACACAACCCTGACTATAAAGCATTATTCAGCGGCATGGAAGACGAGGGCGCTGCTCAGAAGATGAACAAGGGGATGCACTACGACGACGTCCTCAACCAGATGCCCGATCCTCACCTCAAGGAGGGCGCTCCTCCGGGACGCGAGGCACAGGTGAGAGAACTGAAGAAGAAGTTCCCGAAGCGCTCAGCGTTCAAGATCGCATGGGCATCATACAACAAGAGCCACTAAGGGATAAATAAGACATGAGCGATCTGATCATAAAGCTAGCAGGGCAGGAACAGGCCGTCAACTCTACGCCGAACACCGTGACGAACTCGGCGTTCCTGCGCCTGGTAAACACCGGCGCGACGCCTGCTCTCATTCAGGTCTATGTCGGCGGCAACAACCAGATCAACTCCGCGATCACGATGCTCGCTAACAGCGAGCTCTTCATTGCAAAGGGTTCAACAGACACGGTCGTGTCTAACACGTCCGGCAACGCCGTCGTGGGCGCCTACGTCAAAAGGTACTAGCCATGAGCGGTTACTACGTCTATTTTATTCTC